ATCTTATCATAATTGCAAAGGTTAAAATAACTTTTTCGAGAATACTTTTTTTGGTTTGGGAATTACGTTTTCCTCAAACTCAATAGGAACGGCTCTTTCAATATATAGAACTTTTTTTGACTTATTATATCTGTCATTAAAATTCTTCCACGTTATCTTGCCATTTGTCTGCCTTTGCAAACCGTCTTCCTTATACCTTTCGCAGATTACATCTAAATCATGCATAAGAATTTTGTCACGTTCTTTTACATCATATCCGAAAATGCTACTTCTGTCAAAACAGAGTGATTTACGAATCCAGGTATCCATTGTGTACCATGTTAGACTATTTTTCAACCAATAAAAGAGAAATTCCATATCCTCTCTGCCTTCGCCTTTATTAGCGTTAACATTTGGATAATAAATTTGCTTCTCATAGTATTTACGAATATTCCTAATCAAAGACGTTGCTGAACCGCTATTAAGTTCTCTAGGTTCAAACTTATAATGTGTTAGATTAGCTTTGTCTTCGAAATTCAGTTTCTTATAAGGGTGGTATTCAGGTTCAACAGCTGATATAGCATCAACTCCTTTGAATTTATCAGGATTATTTACTACGTCACAAATAAAATCCTCATAATGATAATAAGGGTATGCTACTGTATCATCGTCACAAAGTAAAAGCCAATCATATTCAGAATCATAGAACCTGTGAAGTATTTCATTTCTAGCTGCCCCAGCTCCAATACCATCAGGGAATCGTATTATTTCACTCTTTAACATCTCAATATCAGAATCCGTGTAATTTTGACACACGCTAACAATTTTCGTGTTTGGTAATAAATTGTTCAACCATTCATTTTGAGTACGAACCGCTGTCAATCGCTGCGGTCTAACTGTATCATCGTTAGGTAAATAACTAATTACACCAACCATTACTGACATTATAAATCCTCCAGTGCTATTTCATCACCATACCATCTTTCAGTTATGGAAACGTCTGTTGTAATTGGAATATTCCAATCTCTAGCAGCATCACTCATGCACTTGCTAAATAACTCAGCACATTCTTTTGCATTTTCTCTAGGACATTCGGCAATAAATTCATCGTGAACTGGAATTAACAACTTGAAACCAAGTTCTCGTAAACGAGCATTTTTATAAATCTCTACTGCTGCAAGTTTTGTTAAATCAGCTGCACTTCCCTGAATACGAGAATTTACACACTGCCTTGTTGCATCTGCTATTTTACCACCGTTATCGGTAATGATTATACCATTATTATAAGCCTCTTCATATATACCTTTCTTTTTGAAAGGATTATTATGTAACTTTCTGATATACATTTCTTGAGTTTCCCAGGGCACTTCTGTCTCTACGGATTCCTCACTAAATGATAATGGGTCTATATCACCAAAACCATCTCGCCATTTGAACTCAAACTCAGGTAATTGCATTTCAGGCAGTCTTCTTTTTCTTCCCCAATAAGTTGTAACATACCCCAGATCCTTAGCCATTGCTATTGTATCTTCTTCAAACTTTTTAATTGCAGGGAATCCTTTGAAAACTCTGTCTTGGATTTGTTGAGCTTTTCTCTTTGTTGTATGAAGCTGCTCTGCAACTGAAGCAATTCCTCGGCCATAAAGAATGCCCAACAGAATACTTTTTGCGGAACTTCTTCTTTCTTTTCCCTCTGGATTAGTTGTCCCATCGGGATTGAACTCAAGGCACTGCTCATAGGGTTTATTGAAAGATAATGAAGCTATCTGTGCATATAAATCCTTTCCATTATTATATGCTTCTATCATAGTTGGGTCTTGACACATTACTGTCATAGCCTTCGGTTCCTGCTGGGAATAGTCACTTGACATAAGCACATACCCGGGACTTGCTACAAACATTTTTCTAATATCATGGTTGTGAGAAGGAATATTTTGCATATTAGGATTATCACTACTCATTCGCCCTGTTTTAGCACCATATTGATTAAAGTTACAATGAACTCTTTTAGTTTTAGGATTTACACAATTAGGTAACTTATCAATATACGTAGATAATAATTTATCTGTTGCCCTATATTTCAGTATTGCTTCACATAATGGATTATCTAACTGTTGAAGAATTTCTACACCTGTACCTCTCGGTGACTTAGGGTCTGGTGATTTTAAACCTAATATATCATAAAACAATATTGCTAGCTGAGTTGGACTTGAAATGTTTATAGGATCTGATAACTTATTTACAGGATTTTTAATCTTATACTCATTTATTCTATCCTCATACATTTTAAGTATTTTATAAAACTCTGCTAAATTATCTTCTTCTTGTTTATGATACTTCTCTGACAACTCATGTGCATAGTCTAAATCAAGTGAGATGCCTGTATCTTCCATTTCAGCTAATACTTCAATGCAAGGCATTTCTATTTCCCAGAAAACTTTTGAAGGTCCCTCTAATCCATACTCTCTGCATAATGAATTTCCGAGAGTTAAATATGGTAGCTGCCATTCATATAATTCGTAGGTATCAATCGCATCTCTGGCAGCATAAATATATCCTGTTTTAATTGGTATGTAGTCAAATGTAATTCCATCAAACAATTTACCAAATGAAAATTCATCTTCTTTACCTTCAAGTACATATTTGCTATGAAGTGTTTTTAGACCATGCTGTTCATTTTCATTCAAGCACATTGCGGCTAGATGACAATCAAAGTAGCACTTTAACTTTACGCCTATCTGATTTTTAATAACCCTTAAATCAAACTTAGCATTGTACATAATTATCTTTACATTATAGTCTACTAAATCTTGTAAACAACTTGCTATAAATTTTGATGATAGCTGCCCTTCAACTTCTATACCTGTTACATAACTAATATGATGAATAGGTACATAAATAGCATTCTTGCCTGGGGTATATAAACTCATGCCTACAATTTTATCTTGTAGTGGATCAAGTCCTGTTGTTTCAGTATCAATTGCTACAATTCCGTTTTCAATACAAGCTTGTATATATGAAACTAATTCTTCTTCAGCCTCTATATGAAAATAATCATTTTTATATTTTCCGAGCTTAGCTTCAACAAGTGCATTGATACTTGCTATTTTTTCAATTAAACCACCACCCTTAACAACAACAGAAGCAGACCGCTTGTTGTTCATTCGATTTACAACAGCTTTGTCTGCTTCTCTGTTATTTCGAGTGGTAGGCATATTAAATAAGCCTGCCATATTTACTCCTTATTAAAATGAGCGTCTCGCAGGACCACTTGGAGTTCTTCTGCCAGTTGGTCTGTCTGCGTAATCGTTATTCTTTACTGTGGACTTTGAATCGTCACTATCAGGAAATGAACCTGTATTTAAGAATGTATTCATTTCATCTGCAGTCTTATCCAGAATAATTGTTCCTAATGGATCTGGGCACTCAAACTTTTCATCGCTAATATCAACAGGAATATTGTCGATTGGGTAAAACTCATAGGAAGTATGAACATCACCCTTCTTGCCGCTTCTCTCAATCTCAATGACTTCATCATGAAGTGGGTTGTATCTAGATGCCAATGAAGCTAGTCTCTGAAAATATGACTTACCACGTTCCCAAATCTGGCACTCATTAGCATCTTCATTGTACAACTTAATGAACAACTTAGGAAATACCTTCATGTTGGCAGCACAAAATGGGCACTTATCAATAGGGTCATTATAATTACGAAGGCAATTTACATACCGCTTATGCCCATCATCATCAACCTCTACCTGATGTACAGCATAACCCTCTACATCGTCCATACTACCATACAGAAAACGAACCCTTGCTGTATCTCTATCATCCTTCAGCGTGAAAAATGAGCTACCACTATTACCGCCATAGTTGTCTGCGTCTGCCATATTAAACTTTGCCATTAGTTTTCCTCCTTAAATAAAATCTTTTCTAACTCGCTACAGAGTGCAATCGTAAGCATAAAGGTGTGCATGTCAAGACCTGTAATATCTTTACCGTCTTTTTCAGCCTGTTCCTTAAGACCATCTACTAAGTTTTCCTGAGCTTTAAAAGTTGCTTTAATAAGATCTTCTCTTGAAATTGTTATAACATCTCCCTTAGGCTTTTTATCCTCTTTGCCCTCAACAAACTTTTTTGGATCAAACTTGAAATCCACTTCTACTTCCCTATTGTTGTTATCCATAATATTTACTCCGTTACTAAAGTATTCTTAATTACATCAATTACATTATCCAAGTCCTCTTTTGTATTTATTTCAAAAGCAAATGGTCTTGCTTTGTCTTTATTTTGTGAGGACTTATAACCAGCTTTTGCTAATGCTTCACCAATGTCAGTAGCCGCATAAATGAATAATCCCTTTGATTTTCTCCATACTGTTGTAGCCTTGTCTGCAAGTTTTACGTACCTGCTGTTATCATTTACCTTAATTACAATACCGGCATCAGTAAGTAACTCTGTAAGATCTTCAAACTCAGGAATATCCGCATTATACCCTCTGCGAACCTTTTTATTCTCCTCATACTCCTTAACCGATTCTGGCTTTGGAATATAATGAGGGGTTACATCAGGAGCATAAGGCTTGTTAATCTGTTCGTTGTCGATACCAAAGGATTCATCAATCTCGGGCTGAACTTCTTCACTATCAACTCTCTTCCACCACCGCTTTAATGTTGAATTTGAAACACTAAAAGCTGTACCTGCTTTTTCTCCAGTTTCATAACAAAGCATTGTAGTCTTGAACTTTTCGTTCTCGCTTACAAAACTTGCGATGATACTCGGATCTTTTTTACTTCTGTACCTCATAATTTTTTCCTCCTTGTTGTTTTTGTTGTGGCCGTATTCAATATACGTTACCAATTCGGTACTATTTTATTATATGTCAATCTATAAAAGATTGCAATACAATCTAATTAAATAATCTAGGTAAATTTTCAAACTCTTCTTTCGTTAAATCGTTTACGTCTTTACCTTTTGGTAATACTAAATCATATAGTATCTTACCTTTTAATGCTTTACGCAATTTTTCTCTTCCATGTTCCCCGGCTTTATCGGGGTCAAGTGCAAGAATAAATGTACGATTGGGCATTTTACATAATTGTTTATATTGCTCTTGTGTTCCTGTTCCATTTAATGCTACAGCATAATCACCCCAACCCCATATTGTAATTGCATTTATCATGGATTCACAAATATAGACAGTATTAGGAAAACTTCTTCGTTTCATTCCCATTGTGTCAGTTGACCTTTCAGGGTATCTACTGTGCAACTCATATAAACCATACACAGGCTTTTCAACATCAGCAGGATAATTGAAAAACTTTGTAACAACACTCCTTCGTGCTATGAATAAACAATTTCCATTTACATCACGAATTGGGAATGTAATACATCTAGTCTTTTCGTCATACCCTATATCAAATATTTCCACAGTTTCAGGCGTCATTTTTCGCTTCCACATATAAGGATGGTATTGACGATATGAATCCAACTCTTCCTCGGAAACAGTTTCACTTTTTTGTTGTTTTTGTTTACTCCTATCCATGCTATCCAAATTTATAGTAGGACGATTATTAACTTCTATTGTTAGAAAGTTTTTTGCTAGCCACTTGTTGCCATAATTTCCAAAATCATCATACCCAAATAAGTTTGAAACCATTTCAGCAAATGAACCTGTCCAACCACAAGTGAAACAATGACAAGTACCCTCCTTGTACCTGCCGCTATCATTTAACATAATACCGAATGAAGGCTTACGTTCTTGCCCTTCTTTATGAAACGGACAATTTGTTTGTAAATTATTAGTAGTTTTTATTACTTTAGCAAATCTATGAATGCCGTTTAATTCTAATTGATGTTTTAATTCATTAAGAATTTCTAATTCATCGGCTGCTAAATAATTTCCGTTTACTTCAATCATTTATGCCGCCTTTCACGCTTGTAAGCTTCATTTAACTCTTTATTTAATTGCTTTATACGCATAGGATTCTTTTCATGCTTTAGTTCTCTTTTTATTTGAGTTGAGCACCTGTTTTGCATAAATATCTCAGGATTTTTCTGCAAAACTTCCAGAACTGGTTTTAGTTGTTCCATTACAGCATTTGCTAAATCACTTAAAGCTTTGAAAGCTTTGTTTAATTCAACTGTCGCTTCATGTATTGTTTTAGGTTCTTCGTTCATTAGAACACCACCTTTTTCTTTTCCTTGTATTCGTATTTAATTTCTTCTTTACGTTCTTCTTTATGCTCGTGAGTTGACGTATCATCATCCGTTGGTATCCACTCAAAATCACCTTTATCAATATTCCATAAATACGTTAACTTATTTCCTGTAACACCATCTCGGTTCTTTTTAATCTCCATTATCAATGCATCTTCTTTTCTACCTAATGAAATTACTTTAGTAGCATTGTGAGCAATACCATCTGAATCTCTAATATCTTCGAGGTCAGGTGTTGCGTAAGGATCTTCTTTTACTCCGTCACGATTAGACTGAACTACTACGATAATTGGTATACCCAATTCACGGCTTACACTAAACAAATCCTGTGATATATTTGTGAGTGACGTAGTAATACTATCGCCACGTTTATATCGTTCATCGGTCATATACTTAATACCATCAATAGCAACCAGCTCTAAGTGATTCGCTAAAGCATATGACCGAATTTTTGTTGCTGTTATTTGTTTATTAAAGTCCTCAGGGGTTGAAACAAGAAAACCATTTTTATGCTTTCTCATATCATCAATATAATTATAGTAATCATCTACAGAAACTTCTGAAGTATCACCCCTTAACAATGCTGAATTTGAGTAATGTTTATGGACTGTATCAAAACGATAACCAATTCTATCTGCACTCATCTCGGGTGAAATGTAACCTACTGTTTTTCCTATCTGCCAAGCATGTTCACAAGTTTTAACTAGCACCCATGATTTACCTTTGCCAGTTCGTGCGAAGATTACACCATATTCTTCACCCATTTGCCAACCACCAATAATATCATCTAACTCTTGAAATCCTGTTGGTATAAACCATTTTTCAGGATTGTTTGCTTTATCTTCAAACGTTTCAACTCTGCTATCGGACTTTGTAATATCAACTGTGGGAATCGTGTAGTTGGGAGTTAAGTTAACTATTTCGGACTGTAAATACTTAGCAGCTTCATTTGAATCTCCCTTAAGTAACTCTGCTGACTTTTTAATAACAGGAACAAACTTTGAATACAAATATTCTTCACGAATTGTATCTACTAAGTATCTCTTACTCTCCGTTACTTCTAATGGTGTAAAATCGCTAAATTTTGCCATCATTGATTCTAAGTCAGGCACTTGTTTGTAATTATCTACGTGTTCTTTTATGAACATATACTCTTCAGGGTATTCAGAAAAATACTCACCTGTAATATTATTATCTCGTAGTATGGATATATCCTTTGTATTAAGGACATAATTAAGAATTTGAAGCTGTACCATTATCTTAAATCGCTCCCTCTAAGTAAAATCTTTACACAAGAGTTACCACAAACTCTACTTGAAAGTCTTTCCCCAATATAATCGGCTAATTTATCCGGCATGATATTTCCTGTAAATATATTGGACTTACAATTTATAACTCTTTGATCTATGAATGTTAATAGAGTGTTATAGTCATATTCACTTAGTTTGGTGCTAGCTATATCATCAAATACAACTAAATCAACATTAGGTAAGTCTTTTCTTAATCTATCAAACTCAGGGTTGGGCCCCATTGATATTGACGCTTTACACATTGTTAAAAACGTTGGAACATTTATAAATATTCCTCTTCGCTTAAAACCATTGGCAAGCCAAACTTCATTAAAGTATTGAAGCATAAGTTTTATAGACCAAGTTGTTTTACCATTACCACAATGGCTACTATACAGGTAAATTGAGTTTCCCTCTTTAACAAAATCCTGAATATTATCTCTTATCTCGCTCAATTTTTCAAATGCTTTAATATCACAAGCATCAGGAATTAACTTATTTATTTTTTGTTTATTTTTTGGAATACAGCTAGATTTTAATAAGTACCGCATTTCTAAATATTTCATGCAAGTTTGCTTACATTCAATATCGCAGAATCCATTATATATACAGTCTTCCATTAGTGTGTCACCCTATAATTATAATTATCTACGCTCATATACTTCGTTCTTTGTTTCTTTATTAACTCCAGCTCAACCAAATGTTCTTTTTGGTACTGAATAAATTTAGAACAGGTTGAGTGACAATTATGAACACAATTGTCCTTATCTACATAATTATATCTTTCTTTACAATTTGAACATGGTGCTTTAACGTGCATACATAACTCCTAACTAAAAATATTTGTGTCAACGTTATAATTAAAAACCATATCTATTAGTTTTTCAATATTTCATTTAAGGTTATTTATTATACACGTTATACTTACTCTTTTCTTTTCTTAACTGTCCACCATTCTGCTCACCGCATCGTTCGAACTTTTCACAAAGACGGCTCTTTTCCACTTGGCAAGCGTACATGAGGTGCTTATCGCACCACCATTCTTTCTCGACTGTCATGTAGGTACCGTCCGCACAATACTCGCAAGGATATTTCTTTTCCTCACTTTCTGCCTTCCAACTGTCATGAATCACATAGCATTTCATAACGGCTTTGAAATAATCTCCAAAAGCTACCCCCTTAATATGTTTCACATCAGCCCACAAACAATCAATCTCGCCACTTGAAAACTTGCTGATGTATTCCCTCTTGTTTTTTGAAGTGTCAAAAAGAATTTTTCCGTCCTTTGAATCAAGTGCGATAAGTTCTCCTTTGAGAAGTACATCGTCTGAAAAAATTCCTTTTGCTTTCTTATCAAGTAAATCTGATACTGTCATTCCTTATCCTCGCTTTCTTCTATCAAAGCATTTTCAACAAGCCTTACGCAGTTCATAGCTGTGTCTACTTTATCCATTAGCCAAGCTTGATCGAACTCCGGATATG